TTTAAACTAGGCGCGACAGAAATAATCGTAGTGACATGTGACCCTAAAAACGTAACTTTCAAAAAAGAATATAAACCCAGCACTATCGAACAAATTTCTCGTGTTGTTGATATTATGTGCAGTGAAATTAACCGCGACGATTTACGAAAAGCTCAACTACACAATGATCTGGCCGAAGCTTACGCCATGGCGCACAAGTTCTACCACAAACGATGGGTCTCTATTACGGTAGTTCAGCCCGAAGCTTCATTGGGGGACAGCCTAGACTTTTCTCCAGCAAAAAACAAACGCCTGATGCAGCTCGGGTATCAAGACGCGAAGAAAGTGTTCGAAGCTAAAAGTTAGTGGTACACTGAGAGTGTGAGCGACATTATTGCAGGATTTTTCACGGTAACCGGTGACATAGACGGCGTAAACCGTAATTTTGTCACCGAAACACCGTTTGCAACGGGCACTTTGCGTGGAGTAGTAAACGGTATTACGTATCCAATTGATGATGAAAATTTTGGTATTACTGAAATATCCGATACTGAATTTCAATTTAATGTAGCTCCAAAAGTAGGATTTATCGTACAAGCGTTTTATAGTGAAATCCCAGTGGTTGGTAGTCCATATGACCCTGACCATGTGCTACCATAAAGGGAGGATTATTCATGCCATCAATACCGCGCGGACAAGAAAATACGACTAGCGACATCAATTGGTTTACGTCTATAAATGGCGTAAAAACCGACATGTACTTGGTCGAATTTCAAATTTTTTGTATTGAAGCTGGCCTTCCAGGAACTCAAATATTTCCGCTTTCTGGGTGGGAAGATGTAACCGACGCTCCAGGGCGCTTTGCGGAGGGATCGTATTATGCCTACGATAACACTCAAGGACAAGGATGGACGCCAGATGTTACTTCTGACCTCGGAACCTACAGAATATACTGGAGATGGAAGTACCTTTCGACGTCATCGTATCAAACAGGTGAGGAAGATTTTGAAGTTCTTGTCGAATCTACCGGAGCACCAGGCACCGAAACCATGTACTGTACGGTACAAGATTTGCGTGACGAAGGTGTGCCAACTTCATACTCAGACTCATACCTCGAAACAATTATTCAACGCGTGTCGCGCGACATCGACCGTTACACCGGAAGATGGTTCGAAGCCCGATCACTAAGCTATACTTTGGATGGATCGGGAACGGTGGCGTTACTGTTAGAACAGCCGATTATATCAATTACTGAAGTCCAGCTTGATGGCGTAGCATACGCGTCCAGTGATTTAATTGTGTATAATCGCCATATTACCCAAGGGTTATTGAGTCCGGATGATCGAGAAAACCCAAAAATCGAAATTCGCCAACCGTATGATGACGATTTGTTGTTTAAATTTGGTTTAACTTGGTTTCCAAAAGGCCAACAAAACATGCAAGTTGAAGGAGTTTTTGGTTATACAGATTATGACGGATCGTCTCAAGGGTACACACCGCTAGCCATTAAACAAGCGGCAAAAATGATGGCTATACGGGAACTTACACCTCTTTATAATGCGGATCCAACAGATGAGCGCTCTGGAGCATGGTGGAGAATAACTTCTCAACGTACTCGTGATCAAGCCATTACTTATGCCAATCCAGTAAGTCTTGGATCGCAAGGTGTTGGTCCCTTTACAGGAGACCCGCGTATTGACAATATTTTATTGCGATACTGCGCACCTCTTAGGCTGAGGTCAGTGTAATGGCACGTGGAAAATTAATATTCCCCTTCAAGCTTGACATCGCGCAACTAGATACGAATGCCACTGCAAATATCACCAATGGGGGTTATGATGATGATTTTAGAGAACCAATTATGGTTCCTCCGGTTAGTGGTTCTAGTCGCGGTACAATAAGCCGATCGGAAACGATAGTGACGTGTCGCGCGCAAATTGAACCGGCAACGTTTGAACAACTTTCAATGATGCTAAACGGTAGATCGCCTAATTCTCAAATGATTGTTGTAATGCACTATAGAGATTTAGAAGATGCTGGCTTGGTCGAAAGCGCTACTGGTAGACCGCTGATTCGTATCAACGACCGGTTAAGCGCTATTAAACATGACGTAACATTAGACCTTATAGAACAAATTCCTAACCCTCCTGGATTATTTATTACTGAAGTAAAATCAAGCGGTTTTGGCCTTACCAGTCTGAAAAGAAATTTATTGATTGTAACGTTTGAAGCTCGAGATCTTGGAGTGTTGACTGCATGACAATAGGGATAAAACCTTTCGGTGATTGGGCACGCGCTCGGCAAGCGGTAAGTGTGAGTGCACAACGGCGCATAGATCTTGCGTGGCGAAAGGCAATTTTGCAAGAAGCACATTTTTGGCGCAAAGAAATTGTCCAAGGGTTAACTAAGCAAGCTCCAGGAGGAAAGCGTTTTAAGCCATTGGCTGAATCCACAATTTTAAAACGAAAATCAGAAGGTTTTGCTGGGCGCAAAGCACTTATTAGAACAGCTACATTTCGCCGCAACATCAAAGTATCAGAGCGATCTAATAACGTTTTCATCGGAGTTCTGCGCGGAACTCGCACTAGCGACGGTAAAGATATGGTTAACATCGCGCGCGTTCACGAAGAAGGGCGCGTTATTGTCATCAAAGTTACTCCAAAAATGCGAAAATACTTTTTCGCGATGTTGAAACGCATGGGTGCAGTACCGACTGGCGGAAGCGGTGGCTTTAAACGTGGCATTTTAGTAATTAAAATTCCAGCGCGTCCATTTATTGGACCAATACGCGATAAAATGACAAAATCAAGAAGCGCGATGATTCAACGCATGGCAAAGCGCGTAAGTCTCAACTCTAAAGGTGAGTTCGGCTTGATAGCCTAAGCATGGTATAATTTAGTAATGGCGATACCGACTATAGCAACCATTTCTCCAGATAATGTTCCCACTGGAGGGCGCACATTAATTGAAATTACTGGAACTAATTTTAAAGTTCCCACCCTTCCCCCTGCTTTGTTAGAGCCTTCACCCGATCCCATACCAACCGTTGAAGTACTATTTAATACGACTCCAGGCACCGAAGTAGCAGTGATAAGCGCTACCAGATTGTTTATTTTAGTCCCAAAATCGCCAATATCAGTCAACGCTGCAAACAATTATGGCGAAGGTTCCGTCGATGTTACCATCAATAACCTTGATGATAATGGCGATCCAATTGTTGGTGAAACGGTAACTCTTGCCGATGGTCTTGCGTACTCGCGCGCGCAACTAGCTACTCAAAGTGATTTTGCTCGCCTAATTCGCGACCTTATTCATGAATTTCGCCTCCAGACAATACCTAATGTTTCAATTTCAACTCACACAGAATTTGACCCCAACACCGGAGATCTGTTAAACATTACAGGACTGGCTCAGTTACCGGGAATAGCGTTGATAGGGCCAGACTTAGTTGAGAATAGGTTTTATTCACAGAATAAACCACAAGTAAGCTTAAGTTCTACACCTGGCGAGTACCTCAAACGCCGCGTTGGGTATACAGTAGATATGGAATTTACAATTGTTGGCGTTTCCGACTTAAAAATGGAAATCCTGAATTTAATGGCAGCAGTGAATAGTTATTTTGAGAGAAATAAATACATCGAATTTCAACGAGACGCTTCTGATTCATCGTTAGGTACGGTACAATACGAAATAGATCTAACCGCTGACGGTGATTTAAAAACTATTGAAACACCAAACGATTCGAACATTCGTGCTTTTTCTGGTAGATTTGTAATACGAGGTTTTGACATGCAAGATCTTACCGGTTTTGACACTGACCAAATAATCGGTAAAACTGCATCGACAGACGATGAAGGAGTACGGTTGACTTCTGTCCAACTCGGGACATCATACAAGATAGGATCTAGCCCTAAAGGGAGTGGAGGAATTTAATGATTACAATACAAAATAAGACTGCTCGGGCAATAGTTCTTATTTTGAACCATCCTGCATTTTGGAAAAAGCGTTGGGGTTACACTGTAAAACCAATGTGGGCAATGACCTATAAAAATGGTACACCGCAACGCCATCTTGTAAAACGGTCGATTATGGGATCGTTAACGCTTCCACCGTTAACGACTATCGATAACCTTCCGGATGAAATTGTAGGCTGTTTACAAATTAAAAACTTAGAAAAAACGGGAAGAATCGCAATAGAAAAACATTCAGTTACGATAAATATCCCAACAAATCGTCAACCGCGCACACGTAAAATGCGCAGAATGCAGACAGAAGAAATTCCTGTTAACGACGCTGCTCCAGCAGACGGAGGTAATGAAGAATGAGTGCTGAACTACTAGCAAGCAAAGTTGTTGTACAAGAGGAAGAGCCTCAAATACGTACAATTTCAGGCGTTCCGACTGCTACCGCAGCGTGCGTCGGGATAACCGAAAAGGGTCCAATTGGTGAAGCCACACTATGCACTTCGTTTGCACAATGGCGTGGTATTTTTGGAGGCGATATTGCTGATGGCTATGCGTGTCAAGCAGTACGCGGCTTCTTTGAAAATGGTGGCCAAGTGCTGTATTTTACACGCACTGTACACTACACCGATGTAGGGACTCCTGCTACAAAAACAAGCGTAGCGGCGTCGCTAAACCTGGCAACTGCCGTAGCTTCCGCTTCTGCCGGCACCGTTCTCGGTACCGCAACCGAACCGTTTGCACTAACTCCCGGAGATACGCTAGATTTAAGCGTTGATGGCGGAGCAACAGACAGCGCTACTATAGATGCTGCGAGAGCTTCAGTAACGGCGGGAAATTCTGCAACTTACGCACTCGTTGATGGGTATACACTATTGGTTAAAATCGATGGTGGTGCAGAACAAACCATTACTTTCCTAACGGCAGAATTTGTGTCGATCGGTGCTGCGACTGCCGCTGAAGTAAATGCGGTCATCAATGCGAAACTTTCCGGTGGATACGCAGATCTTGATACGGCAAAACCGCGCATCAACAGTGACACTCAAGGAACTGACAGCGCAGTGCAAGTAACTGGCGGAACAGCCAACGCCATACTCGGTTTCTCCACTTCCGCAGTTGCTGGAACCGGCGATGTTGGTGATATTGACGCCGTCACGGTGGCAGAGCTTAAAACGGTCATCGAAGCTGACGTAGCAGACGTGGTAGTAAATAACGTTGGGGGAGCGGTACAGATTGTCGCGGACGGAAACGCTCCTGGTGTGACCAGTTCAATACAAGTAGAAGCTACTTCTACCGCTGATGATGAACTGGGCTTGGACAACGCGGTACATTCCGGCAGTTCCGGAGCTGCGGTAGACACGCTAACCGTGAACGGTAAGTACGACGGCACCTACGGAAACAACCTAACAATCTTGATAAGTGCGGCGACTTCCGGTGAAGCGGCAAGATTTAACCTTGTCGTGCTGTCAGGTGGTGTAGTTGTGGAGCGGTTCCCGAATATGACCATGGATCCGGATGACGACAACTATGTGGAAACGATCATAAACGACACCAATAACGGGAGTA